CAGACACGTTCGCGAACTCCCGCATCGCCATCGTCCGACGTACGAGCGCCCAGATCAGGAAGACGGTCCTCCAGTCCCTCATGGCCATGCTTCCTGTGGATCGCTGCAAGCGCTACTCGGAGCAGACCGGGGTCATCGAGCTTCAGAACGGGTCCACGATCTACCTGATCCACCTCGACACCCCCGACTCCCTGGGGATGCTGAGGTCGCTGGAACTCAACGCGGCCATCGTGGAGCAGGCTGAGGAGCTATCCGAGGACGCCTTCAACCTTCTGGTGACGCGTGTCGGGAGATGGTCACACGCTGTGGTCCCTGACCACATGCTGGACGCTCACTGGGAGTGGAGAGACCAGGCGGGGAACCCGATGGTTCCTACGTGGACTCTCCTGACGTGCAACTCCCCAGGCTACGACCACTGGCTCTACAACCGATTCGCTGAGGAGTCCCCGGACAGGGCTCACTGGGATGCTCAGGGGTACCGAGTCCTGTACACATCGAGCAGGGACAACCGATTCCTCTCGCAGGCCACCCTCGATGCGCTGACCGCCAACGATCAGGAGTTCATCGACCGCTTCGTGGACTTCTCGTGGGGCTCGCTCGAAGGCTCGATCCACACGATCTCGAACCTGAGCTTGCTGGAGCCGACGCAGGAGCTTCTCGATCAGATCAAGACCACCATGAGGCTGCATCGGTCGCTGGACTACGGGTCCACGTCCCCGACAGCCTGCACCTGGTGGGCTACGGACGGGGAAGGCAACATCTTCGCCTACCGTGAGTACTACGAACCAAATCTCCTGATCTCTGAACACAGAAAGAACATCACTGCGCTTTCCGAGGGTGAGAGGTACGTGACCAACCTCGCGGACCCCTCGATCTTCCACCGCACCGCCCAGAAGCACGGGGGGCGCTGGTCGGTCTCGGACGAGTTCTTCGACTCACGCTTCTTGCCTGCGGACACCGCGTTGTCCTTCACGCCCGCCGACAACAACGAGTTGGGTACGAGGAACAGGATCTCTGAGTACCTCCGGGTGGACCCAGACCACGCCCATCCGATCACCAAGGAGAAGGGTGCCCCGCACCTGTACTTCATTCGTAAGCGCCCCAGCTACCCAGACGGGATCGACATGCTCCTGAAGGAGACCAGGGCGCAGAAGAAGGTCAAGGTCAAGGGGACCGAGGAGGCGCTCTTCACCGATGAGCGTGACGACAAGGTCTCGGACCACGCCTACGACACACTGCGCTATTTCATTGCGAGTCGTCCTTCGCCTACCAGGGAGAGCTACGACCCGCGCAAGGACATCAACACCTTCGTGGGGTACAGCCTGTACAGCCAGAAGATGAGGAAGGAACGGGCGAGGGGCGGTAAGACGGACTACGACCGCAGGAACTCGTCCTATTGAGGAAAGATCATGAAGAACGAATTGACTTACGGGGACTGGCAGAAGCTCCGAAGCGAGATGCGCCGGAAGGAAGAGGAGGAGAGGTCATACGATCTCGGCTCCAGCCGGCCACCCATCCAGGTCAGCATCTCCGACCAAATCGTCCGTCACATCATCAAGGAGGTCCGCGACCTTCAGGATGAGATGCGGGAGATCCGCAGGATTCTGGACGAGGAACTCACTGAGCCAGACTCTTCTGGCGAGTAGGAGGATCTCCGCATGGCGAAGAACAACAGCCGGGTAGTCGGCACCTGGGTCAAGCGGGTGCAGGCCTCCGCGAAGGAAAAGCAGGAGTGGGAGACTCGCTTCGAGGTCAAGCGCAACAAGGCGTACTACCTCGGAGATCAGCTTGCCCAGCGCCTGGACGAGAACAACGACCGCAGGGTCCAGATCAACCTTGTCGGGTCGGCAGTCCGTGCGGAGATCCCCGCCCTGAGCTACTACTACCCCCACGCCTCCATCGTGGGAAGACCGGAGCGTGAGGATACGCCTGGTCAGAAACTCGATCAGCGTGCCCAGCTTCTACAGGACACAGCGAACAGCATCGTCCAAGACCCAACCACCCTCTTCAGGGAGCAGACGCACCTGTCCCTCAAGGAGGCCTTCTGGGCCATCGGGTGTGTGGAGACGGGGTACGAGGCCGAGTTCGAAGACTCCAAGCGATCCATGGACGCCAACCGCACGCTGAAGGAGACCGAGAGCGACGAGGTGAAGAAGGAGACGTTGCCGAAGCTGAAGAACGAGGTCTTCTTCGTTCGTCGCATCCCGGCTCGTCAGATCCTCGTCTCCAAGCGCAAGAGCGCACTCATCCAAGAGTGCGACTGGGTTGGCTACTGGGAGTACCAGAACCTCGAAGACGTGAAGGCCGCTCCTGCCTACTCCAAGAAGGTCACCTCCAAGCTCACCGCCAAGCCTGGCGAGGGCGAAGGTGGTAGGGACGACGGAGAGCTAGAGGACCGCGACCAGGCGGAGACCGGCAGGCAGCAGATCAAGATCTACAAGATCTGGGATCTCCGTACGCGCAAGAAGCTGGTCTTCGTGGAGGGCTGTGACGACTTCCTCATGACCGAGGCGTTCAAGCGTCTCCCGCTGCACTTCCTCCGCTTCGAGATGGACCCGGATGAGTTTTTCCCGATTCCGCCCATCTACCACATGCTGCATCCGCAGGATGAGTACAACGACTCCAGGGACATGCTGAGGAAGCTCCGCAAGGGCATCGTTCCTCGCTACACCTACGATGAAAACCTCGTTGACCCCGAGGACATGGAGAAGCTGGAGTCCGGCGAGATCGGAACCTACATCCCCGTCAAGGGGCATCAGGTCGAGCCCATCAGACCGATTAACCAGCCTTCGTGGTCTGAGTCCATGATCCGCAGCCTCGCGGCCTCCAAGCAGGAGTTCGATGAGATGTCGGGTGTGGGCGCAGAGCAGCGCCAGGTCGCAGAGTCGAAGACGGCCAAGCAGGCTCAGATCGTGGCCCACGCTGGAGCCGTCCAGAACAGCTTCAACCGACAGATCGTGGCCGACTGGCTGGGTGACATCATCAACGAGCTTCTCCAGCTTGCCATCGACCACATGGTCCTCGACCGCTGGATTCTCCGCAACGTGGACCCGTTCTCTCAGTTCGCCATGCGGGAGGCTCAGAACATCAGCGAGCGTCACCAGGAGATCACCTTCCAGGATCTTCAGGACGCCAACTCCAACTTCCGCTGGGACGTGACGGTGAGCGTGGACTCTCTCTCGCCTGTGTCTCGTCAGGAGCAGCAGGCGGCGTGGAACCAGGCGCTCACCATGCTGGCCAACCCTTCCATCGCGCAGATCCTCGCGCTCTCTCCAGAGCTTGCGAAGAAGACCCTCGACCTCAACGGCGTGACGAGCGCCCGCGAGCAGGAACTCATCGGTGAGGCTCTCGCGAAGATGGCTCAGCAGCAGCAGCAGATGGCCATGGCTCAGGGCAGCCCGATGCAGGGTGCTCCGAACATGGGTACGAGCGCCCAGGGTGCCGGCGCTGCTTCCGGTAGCGGCCCAGCACCAGGCGAAGGAGGGGCCTGATGCCTGTGGACGCCCCTAGCCTCTTCGGTGGTCTTGTGACCCTCGGCAGCGAGGCCACGCGTCTATCGAGCGAGGACACGCCCATGTGTCAGTTGACCATCAGGTCGGGCGACACGGCGGCAACCATCTACTTCGGGAACTCGGACGTGACGAACGCCGAAACCCTCGCGCATGGACGCATCGCGGGGGGTGAGTGGCACGTCTGGGGTCCGTACGAGGCCGGGAGGGGTGTTCGCCCTTCTCAGATCTTCCTTGCTGGCACCGCTGGGGACAAGGTTCTCTGGAGCGGGTGGCCAGCGTAGTCAGGAGTTCTCATGGCTGGACCCTACGGATTCGGAAAGGGCTCCCTCTTCGGCTCACCAGGGGGAGGACTCCCCAACGACGGTGAGGTGTTGTACTGGGACGGGACCGCCCTGAAGGCCATGGGCTCCAGCTTCATCTACGCGAGCGATCAGCTAAAGGCTCCGGATGGTTCCGTTAGTGCGCCGAGCTACAGCTTCGTCTCGGACACGGACACCGGGTTCTACTACAACTCGGCTAATGTGGTGGCGGTCTCGATTGCTGGTTCCAATCGGTTCGTCTGGAACTCCAACAGCGCTTACCTGTCGAACAATGCGGGGTACTTCGGTTGGGGCTCAGGAGTGGATGTTCGGCTCTACCGCGACGCCGCAGCCACACTCGCTCTCCGCAACGGCGCAAACGCTCAGACGTTCAACATCTATAACACATACACGGACGGGAGCAACTACGAGCAAGGCCAACTGAAGTGGAATGGCAACTCCCTCACGCTTGAGACCAACGCTCTTGGAACTGGTACCGCACGTCCGATCTTCATCAACCCGGAGAATTCTGGCTCTCTTGGAACGGCAGACACGGCTCGCTACAAGTGGGACAGCGTTGCCTTCTATCCACAGGCTAACAACACCTATGCTCTTGGAGTTGACGGCCTTGCTTGGAGTAGCATCTACTGGGGCACACAAGCACTCGCACCAGATGGTTCCGTAGGAGCACCGAGTTACAGCTTTGCGTCGGACACGGATACGGGCATTCGCCTTGAGACTACTGGTGACCTACGCCTCGTTTCTGGTGGCGTTGATCGTGTTCGCGTTCTGGGCACATCCTTCATTCTTGACAGTGGGCAACTTCTTGCTTGGGGCAGCAGTGGTGTTAGT